CGATATTCGATTTACGCCACTATAACCCGGAATGCCTACAGAGAACTCGTCCCCGTGCTTACTCCAAGCCACGTTTGCTCCCGCCAAGTCCATTCGTGAGACAGAGTCTTCTGTCACATAAATGGAATAAGCTGGGAGTACTCGATCACCCTTAGAAGCCCTAAAGCTTCTTCGGGGTCGGAACGTGAAAGTATCGAAAATCCTACCGCCGTACCCTTTTCGAAGATGACTCTTCTTAAAGTGTGGCACCCACTCACCAAGTAGGTGTCCGTCCCCATAACCGTCAGGCCCATAAAGCCTGATTGAGTCATGGAAGAGGGAAGACAGGTAGTCGCACGCTCTGCTATCGCAGTTCCTGTAAAGGAAATTGTGGATCCTAAAAAGATCACACGTGCGGGGGCCGGTCTTTTGATAGACCGGTCGAATATCAATGCCCTGGAAATAGTCAACTCCGCAAGATTCGCGGAATGGACCCTCAGTGAAACTCTTTTTCTTATTGACGACAAAGCCGCAAGCGGCAAAGACGTCCGTCAGAAGAGAGTATGCCTGTGTCGGAAGGATAATGTCGTCGCCATAAGCGCTGACATCTTCCACCGACAGCCCGCACTCTACGGCACATCCGAACGCCAAAGCGTAAAAGATGGCCGTTTCGAGCGGGAAGGTGAAGCCGTTCCCCATGGAGGAGAACTTTTCCAACCTCATAGACTTCCCTTTATAACTAACGGTCCCAGTCCGAAAACGGGACAGAAAGGTGAACCAATCAAGACCGAGAAGGTCTGCGACCAGTTCGATGGAAATCGTATCGCTAGCACTACTGAGATCGACAGTGGCCAAACTCCCATCTAAGCTACCCTTGCGGGCAAGCCGTTGATTTCGCGTTTGATCCGTTATGTCGACACCGCTGCGCTTGAGCCGAGCTTTCATGAATGAACCGATACCCGCTTGACACATAGTGTTTAGCGACGGTTCGACCACGATCGTCCTATGCTCTTTTGCAGACTTAGGCACGAACGCCACTTTACCCTCGTCTAATACGAAGGGAGTGAGCCCATCACAGGTAAGGCCTTCAGCAATGAGGGCATCACGCCATAATGGCATTTCCGCAAGCACAAAGTGTGCCATTGGAAACAGTTCAGAACTACAGGCGGGAGTCTGCCCGAGCTTTGCTCGGTGCGACGCCATTCTTTTTGGGAGTGTCGTCGTTGCCCCTGGTCCGAAGCGGAGCTTCAAATCAGAGAGCCGCGGAACGTCCCCTAGCATCGAGCGGATTTTACGAGAAGCGTGCCAAAGGACACGCTCAACACGGGGAAAGATTTGAAATTTCCCTAACGCTCGAAGTTGGAAGACTTCGTTGGTTTCTCTGCAGAGCTCCTCGGATTGCTCGAATTTTTCTTGAGCGACCGCCAACCGATCATAGCCGAGATCAAGATCGTTACGCTTAGCGTAATAAGCTTGAACTTGGCGTATCCGTTGACAATCGTTTCTCGATAGTCGTGCATAGTCGACATGATAATCAATCACTTTCTTGAGTTCCCCCTGCAGTAAAGCAGAAGAGAGCTCTTCGGAAGCAGACTGATCGTCAATTGCCGCTATTTCCCAGAGGGCGAGGTTTAGGAAGACATCGGAACTCTCATCCGGCGTCAACTCCTGGTCCCAGCGTGTAAAAACGCGCATTACTATCTCCAAAGTGGAGGGTTGTGGGATTCCCCAGATGGGGTCTTGACCGAACAGACCGTTAGGTCGGTGCAGTCAGGAGGTCGAACAGCTCGGGAACAGGGCCCGTCGTCACCGGAGTGACAGACGTGGCAATGCTCCCGTCGATGTTGACCGCGAGTTGACGGACCAGGCGGCGGCCAGCAACGTCGGAGCGTTCGTGGAACAAACCCGTCGTTTCGACGGTGTTCACGTACGCGACCTTCGGAGCGGCCGAGTAGCCTGCCGAATTGGAGCCGGTGACGACTTCCTGCACCGGGACTTCCACGCGGCTGGTCAGCTTATAGACACCGGACTTGAGGAGCTCGAGGGTCATCGTGGTACGCACCTGTGCGTACACCGGAATTCCCGCGAGAGCCTCTCGCCACAGTGCCGTGACCTTGCCCTTGTCTCGGGAGACCGAGACAGGGAGCAGCGTATGCGACACGGGTGTCGCAGCGCCATCGAAGGCGACGATGTTTGCAATGTTAGACATTTGCGGAAGGAAATTTGGCTTGATCCCGTTTCCAAAGCGGGGCCGTGATGGTATAAGCCTAAGCTCTCAATGAGCGAAGGCCTGACGTAAAAGAGCAATTGCGTTTCCAGCTCGGATCCACGACGGTATGTCGGCCCAAGGTTTAACCTCGGGCCTAGGTACCGGCAGACTCGAAACTATCTCACGTTTCACGTACACCCTTCGATGACGGAACACAGCATTGAATGATGTGTTAGACGTTGTCGAAGTGGCACTTGTGACTGTTTGACAGTTATAGGTGGTTATGACATACGTACCGGACAGCGCTCGATTCAAGTTGAGCGCCTCGAGGTATGTACCAATGGGAATAACCCAATCGGCAACAAAACTCCAAGGCAACTTCTCCCAAGCGAGCGATGCGGGGTCTTTCAACCCCAAAAGAGCAACCTCATCAATCTTCGTTAAGATGGCTTTTACCACTTTAACGGAGGCGATGTCCCCTCCAAGCTTGTATGATGGCGAGGAGGAGATTAAGCTCTCATTGTTCTTCCGGATCACGGATCGGTAGGTCAGCGTCTGAGGTCGGTTTTGCATAGACGCGAAATGCGCCGCTGCAGCCCCGATGTCGCCAACCAAAGGCAGCCATCCATACATCAGCTCTAGCCAATTCTGAGACACCCAGGTAGGTGTCACGAACTTGCCGGAAGCATCAGTATGGACCTTCGATAACTTCTTCTTGTCGGAGCCAACCAAGATCTTCGCTGCGGCCTTAACTCGGCCCTTTCTGAGGGCTTTGTATGCGTAAGCGATTCTCGTAGCGGCTCCTGCAATAGTCTGTAAAGACTGTTTGCCCTCACCCAAAAAGACGGCCATGTTAAAGCCTTCTTGAGAGATGCGGTCAGACAGTTTGCTATACAGACGCAGATTATCGTTGGCTGTGAACGGATTACTAATCGAATTGAGAATCCCGAAACCATTATACGTACTATCTTCGACCCAAGGGGTCGAATGGTTCGTACAATTCGCGGCCGTATTATAGACCGTGAAAATAGTCTCAAAATTATCAATAATTGTCGCTTCGTAACCATGTTCTCCTTGGCGCCTCTTCTCACGAGGAGGCCCCTTTGGCCCATAGTCCCTAAAGGACTTCCGGCGCATCTTCAACACTTTCTTCCCATCATAGGAGTAAAGTGGATAGGAGAAGGACTTCAACGTGTACGCCGGCTTCGGATACTGAGGGGCGTCTCCACCACTCCACACCCTTGATCGAAACGTGCCATATGTCAGGCCCGTCACGACGTAGGAAGGAGGGATGCAGCCGATCCCAGTACCGTTACGCGTTTGTAACAAGTTGACCGTTTTGTTCCCGATTGTCATAATATACGCACCCCGCAAGGGGTCACTAGTGATTGCTGATAAGGCAATCAGCCCGTAAGGGCCGGGCAAATCACCCGCTAGATTGATGAGGACCCGCCGAAAGGTAGGGTCCTCGAGAGCACTTCCGTTCTTGCTAAAGGAACGTCTCCAAGTACGTTAAATTCCGTAACAGGGAGATCCGGCAGAACACGCTCTATTTACTCGCCTAGCGAGGAACGAGCGTGGCC